CCGGGTCGCCCACCCAACGCTTCACCGCGTCGCGCACCGTGCTGATGCCTTGTTGCGCGTAGGCGGCCAGGTTGTCGGCATTTGCCGCAATGCCGGTGGGGAGATCGGGGAACGCGGCGACATAGCGCCCGCCTGCCACTGGGATGCGGCCGATGGCGCCAGGCGGCAGCCTGCTGTCCGCCATGACGTTGCCGGGATTGAAGCCTTGCTGACCCGCGGTGCCGGCCCTGGGATCGCGCGCCACGATGGGCATGATCTGCGTTCCCGGCGCGACGACCGGGGTGGTCGAGGCACTGCCAGGGGCTAATGGGTTTGATCCCTGGAGGAGTTGCAGCTTCCGCAGCTCCAGTTGCAGTTTTGCCAGCGGGCCGGCCGCGGTGGCCGCGTTGATCTGGTTCACGACCTGCTGCTGCTGGCGGTCCTGCGCCGAGACCTGCCGCTGCGCCTCCAGCCCTTCGGAGGTGTATTGGCTCTCCTGGGCTGCGCGCGTGCCGGCGGCGAGGCCCTGGCCGAGCGAGTCGAACGGCCCGACCGACATCATCCCGGCGGACCAGTTGAGCAGCGCCCGCCGCCCGGCCGATTCGCGCTGCTCCTTGGTCAGATCGACCACATCAGGCGGCCCACCGGCCAGATGCTCGCCGAGGATGCCGGCCCACGAGGTCGGCGCGTTGTCCTTGGTGTCGACCGGCGCGGCGCGCGCCACCGGCGTGTTGGACGGCGCCAGCAGCCCTTGGATGAGCTTGGTGATGTCTTCCTGCGACATCGCCCCCGGCGCTGGTGCCGCCGCCGGTGCCGGCGTGGTGTCGGTGTCGGTGTCTGCCATGCTCAGAACCCCAACAAGCCGCCGCGACCGCCACCACCCCCGCCGGTGCCGGGCGGCCCGTATTGCGCCTGCCGCTGCAACAGCGCTTGCACCAGGCTGCCCAGCGAGCTTTGGCCGCGGAACGCCTGCGACTGCGCACTGCGGGGGGCGAGATCCAGTCGCGCCTGCACCGGCGCTAGGTTGTGCTGCTGACCCTGTGCCGTGGCCTTACCGAGTGTGAGCAGCGCATCGGCAGCCTTCTGGGTCCATGGCTTGGGCGGGTCGCCGGTGGTGCCACCGCCCAGGCCCGCGGGAATGTCGAGGTTGCTCAGGTTGATGCCGCTACCGCCGCCACCAGCGCCACCACCAAAGGCGATGTCCCCGCCTGGGACGACACCGACGCCACCGATCGCGGGCAGGATCTCCGGGTCTCCGTCTGACATCTCACAACATCCCCAGCAGGTTGCCGGCCATCCCGATGCCCTGCGAAATCTGGCTCATAATGCTCGGGTGGTTGGTCGCGGTCTGATTGGCCATGTTGAACCCGCTGGTGTTGGTGGTTGAGCCGTACGGGATCGCGCCCAGCGTCGCGAGCAGTTCTTCCTGCTGCTGATACGGGAACGCCTGCGCTTGCTGGTACTGCCCGTATTGGGTGGCGAGTTGCGCCTGCTGCTGCTGCTGCTGTGCGGCGCCGCTGGCCTGCAACGCCGCCGTCGCCTGCTGATCCGCGGTGAGTTGCGAGGTGGCGAGGCCAGGGATCTGCTGCGCCGCCGAGGTGCCGAGGCCAAGGTTGGTGTTGGCCATGTTCTGCGCGCCTTGCTGCGCGGCCCCGTAGCCGCTGCCGAGCAGCCCGGTCAGCGTGTTGGCCGCGCCATAGCCCTGCTGGCCGCCTTGCAGTGCCACCTGCGTCGCCGGGTTCAGCGCCGACTGCCAGCCCTGGTTCAGCAGGTTGCCGACCATGGTACCGGCGCCGACCGCGGCCTGCGACTGTGCGACGCCTTCCTGCACGCCCTGCCGCGAGCCACCGAACGCGCCGGCCTGGTTCGCGCCGGCGCCGATCTGCTGGAGGTTCTGCTGCAACTGCTGGCGCCCAACTTGCAACGCGGGATCGATCACCGCCTGCGAGAACGGCGACATGATCTGCAAGGCGTTGCTGCTGACCTGTCCAGCGGTGGCCGGCCCCTGGCTCATGTAGCCGCCCAGCAGCCCGGCCGCCGGATTGACGACGTTCTGCCCGAAATTCCCATACAGTTGGTTGGTGAGCGCGTTGATCTGGTCGGGCGTCTGCGATTGCAGGTTGCCCAGCACGCCGCCCCACTGGCCCATCGCCTGCTGATAGGCTGGATCGACCTGGCCCTGCAGGTTGCGCACCTGCTGATACGCCTGCTGGGTGTCGGCCGGCGTGTCGGCGACCAGTTGGCCGGTGTAAGGATTGTAAGGTTGTGCCGCGAGCGCCTGTCCCGAGGCCAGCGCCTGCTGCGATGCCTGATCGATCCAAGCCGGCAGCTGCGTGGTCGAGGTGCCCTGCGAGTAGCCGGTGCCGGAGGTTTCGGTCGAGCCGCCCTTGCCGCCCTTCATGTCGCGCAGGCCGGCAAAGCTCAGGTGGTCGATTTGGCCGCCCGCGGTCCACATCATGGCACGAGCCTCTTGATGAAATTGAGATGGTCCGCCCGCTCGCGCCAGCCGTGCGGCGCCAGGGCCCGGCCCCAGGCACGCCGCCCGCACGCGGTCGCCATCGTGCAACCCTGTTCGATCGCCCAGGGATCGATCTGGTTCTGGAGTTCAAGGCAGTCTCTCAAGACGCCCGACACCAGCCAGTAATGGACCGCCTTGGACAGCGGATACCCGTGCAGCTCGGTGACGACGCAGCCATCGCCGTGCTCCCAGAACTGCGCGCGGGCGTCGCGGACCCGCTCCACCACATCGGGAATGCGATGCGTCGGGCCGGCGAGGTCGAGCGCCTTTTGCAGCCGCCGCAGCTTTTCCTCGCTGGTTATCACCGCGGCACCTGCTGGGTACGCAGCGAGCCGCCGGTGTCCACCGTCAGCCGCCACTGCGAGCCATCGGTGGCGAGCAGCACGACCGCGGTGTAAACCGGCACCGACACCGCATCGGCTTTGCGGTTGAGCGCCGCCGCGATGATCGCCAGTCGTTCATCGATCGAGCCAGCGAACGGTGCGACGAACGGCGCCGGCGGTGCGAACGGCCCCAGCGGTTGCGGTGTCTGTGCCATCAGCGTTTCCCCGCGCCTTGCATAAGAATGCGCGTGCGGCCCACGGTGAAATCGGCATCGGCCAGCGCCTCGAGCCGCATCGCCGCGGTGCGGCCCGACCAGCGCATGTCGACCAGTCCGTTGTGCACCACCTGGAACAGCCCGGTGTCGTACTCCGACGCCTCGTCGTAGGGCTGCTCCCGCACGATGAACCGCCAGCCCAGCATGTCATCGACCGCGCAGGCGGCATCGACCACCAGTTGGGTAACGGCGAACCGGGTATCGCCCTCACCGGCGACGATGTTGCCCGACTGCGCATAGACATTTCCAACCGGCCCGCGCGGTGCGCCATTCTCGGTGAATCCGTATTCGTGCAAATACAACGCGCCACCGTTGCCGAGCGGGCCGCCGAGCACCGGGAAATCCATGGTGCCGACCGGGTCGGCCGCGGTGCGGGTGCGCATGCCGATGGTCCACGGCTTGCTTGGATCGCCGAAGTTGATGGCCACGTAGCGGTTGCATTCCTGGCTGCCTTCGTCCGGCCAGTCCCACCACATTTCGGAAAACGTCGGATTGGGCGAGCCGAACAGCCGCCCGACATAGGGCCGATTGAGCAGCGAGAAGAACCAATCTCCCACGTCGCAAGCGACCGGCTGCACGCTGCCCGCCCAACCCCAGAACGATTGCAGCCCCGGCCACATCACCATCGAGCCGATCGCCACCGCCGCGCGCAGCGATGCCAACCCACAGCCTGCCGCAACCTGGGTGATGCCATAGGCATACGGCGGCCCGACATACTGCATCATGTGCAAGTCGTTCGCGGTCCAGATCAGGATGCCCTGGCTCACCTTGATCGCGGCCATCGCGTAACTTTGCGTTTGCAACAGCTTGGCGCCGGCGAGGTTGGTCACGTCCGGCACCCAGACGTGGTAATTCTCCTGATCCGACCACGCGATATTGCGCGGGTCGCCGCCGGCCGCGAGCAGCACCACTTGGCGCTGATCGGTGACGATGACGCCGCGGTTATTGATCGGCGCCTCGGTGACGATCGCCGGCAATGTCGCCGGCGTGGTGGGCGACCAGTGGAACAGATGGCCGTCCTGCGTCGGCACGATCAGAAGATCCTGGCCGAACGTGTCCAGGCTCCAGCGATCGCCCTGATGGGCGCTCACATCTTGCGGGCCGATATTGGCCGCGTCGCGCTGGGTGCCGTAGGTGTCGGTGCCGTAGTTGGCGAGGCCATAGCCGATCTGCGGGCCGGGCGGATCGAGCGCGCCGACGCCGGTGGGCGTGATGTCGGTGAGCACCTGGGTATCGAACCGATACGCGAACAGGTGGGTGTCGGTGCCGATCGCGGCCCAGCGCACATGGGCATTGTCGTGCCACGTCAGGATATCGCGCGGTGGCGTGGCGGTGACCGCGTTCGGCAGTGCTACGTTGCCGCCGACCGGCTGGATCTGGCCCTGCCGGAAGCGGATGTTCTGCGCGTCGAACCAACGATTAGGAGTCGCCTCAGCGGTGCCGTTGCGGACCACGCCGGGCGGCGGTGCCTGGGCGACCCGTGGCATGTCAGCGCTGCCTCGGCAGCATCCGCATGCCGCCACGCAGCGGTGCCGACCGCAGCATCGCGGGCGCGACAGCGGCTGCTACGGCAGCCGACGCCTGCACCCCGGCGTAGATGATTTTGTAGCAGGCGAGCACCGGATTGACGATCGACAGCAGCGTGCCGGAGCCGCCGAGCGACATCGTATGGTTGTGCGAGCCGTCCGGATTGATGCCGAGTTGGAGGTTGCCCGAGTAGGAGTTGTTATGCGCGTGCAGGCCGGAGACGGAGATGTTGTGCTGATGTGCGCCCTGGGTATCGGTGAAGATGTTGTGCGCGTGCAGGCCTTGAACGTCGGTGACGACGTTGGAACTGCCGAACACCGAGGACATCACCGAGAAGCTGCCAGACGCGACGCCGGTGCCGTTGGCTGCCGGGATGGTGACGTTGTGCTGGTGGCTGCCCTGGTTGTCGGTGCTGCCGCCGTGCACGTGGCTGCCCTGCACGTCGGTGGTGTGGCTGTGCGAGCCTTGGGCATCGATGATGTGGGTGTGATTGCCGCCGGCCGCGGTGGCGCCGCCGTGGCTGTGCGCGGCGACGGTGTTGGTGGTGAGTGCCAGCGCCGGCAGGTTGGCCAGCGCGATCGAGCGCGAGATGGCGCCGGACTTCTGCGCGAAGCTATAGACGACGGTGT